ATGGTCCAAAATCAATTATTGATGGTAAGCTTGATGGACCAAATTGAATTACAGTACACAAACCAGTCAATGGACCAAAAACAATTTGTGTTGGTATGTTTGATGGACCAAAAACAATTTGTGTTGGCAAACTTGATGGTCCAAAATCAATTATTGATGGTAAATTTGATGGACCAAAAACAATCAGTGTTGGGCAATTCAATGGACCAAAGTTTATAAGACTACAAACAGGGAATGGTCCAAAATTTATAATCGTTGGTAAGCTTGATGGTCCAAAAACAATTTGTGTTGGCAAGCTTGATGGTCCAAAATCAATTATTGATGGTAAGCTTGATGGACCAAATTGAATTACAGTACACAAACCAGTCAATGGACCAAAAACAATTTGTGTTGGTATGTTTGATGGACCAAAAACAATTTGTGTTGGTAAGCTTGATGGACCAAAATTTATAAGTGTTGGTAAATTTGATGGACCAAAATTTATAAGTGTTGGTAAATTTGATGGACCAAAATTTATAATCGTTGGTAAGCTTGATGGACCAAAAACAATTTGTGTTGGTATGTTTGATGGACCAAAAACAATTTGTGTTGGCAAGCTTGATGGTCCAAAATCAATTATTGATGGTAAGCTTGATGGACCAAATTGAATTACAGTACACAAACCAGTCAATGGACCAAAAACAATTTGTGTTGGTATGTTTGATGGACCAAAAACAATTTGTGTTGGCAAACTTGATGGTCCAAAAACAATTTGTGTTGGCAAACTTGATGGTCCAAAATCAATTATTGATGGTAAATTTGATGGACCAAAAACAATCAGTGTTGGGCAATTCAATGGACCAAAGTTTATAAGACTACAAACAGGAAATGGTCCAAAATTTATAATCGTTGGTAAGCTTGATGGACCAAAAACAATTTGTGTTGGTATATTTGATGGACCAAAAACAATTTGTGTTGGCAAGCTTGATGGTCCAAAATCAATTATTGATGGTAAGCTTGATGGACCAAATTGAATTACAGTACACAAACCAGTCAATGGACCAAAAACAATTTGTGTTGGTATGTTTGATGGACCAAAAACAATTTGTGTTGGTAGATTTGATGGTCCAAAATCAATTATTGATGGTAAATTTGATGGACCAAAAACAATCAGTGTTGGGCATATGATTGGACCAAAATTTATAATGCTACAAACAGGGAATGGTCCAAAATTTATAATCGTTGGTAAGCTTGATGGTCCAAAAACAATTTGTGTTGGCAAGCTTGATGGTCCAAAATCAATTATTGATGGTAAGCTTGATGGTCCAAACTGAATTATGCTACAAAAATTAGGCAATGGACCAAAGTTTATGATCGTTGGTAATGTTGGTAATGGACCAAAACTAATTATCGTTGGTATGGTTAAAGGACCAAATGAAATAAGTGTTGGGCAAGTTAATGGACCAAAATTTATAAGACTACAAACAGGGAATGGACCAAAACTAATTATCGTTGGGAATGTTGGCATAGGTCCAAAAGTAATTATCGTTGGGAATGTTGGCAGTGGACCAAAAGTAATTATCGTTGGTAGTTTCAATGGTCCAAACTGGATTATGCTACAAAAATTAGGCAATGGACCAAAGTTTATAATTGTTGGCAATGTTGGTAGTGGACCAAAGGTAATTATCGTTGGGATATTAATTGGACCAAAGGTAATTATCGTTGGGAATGTTAATGGACCAAAACTAATAATTGTTGGTATATTTAAAGGACCAAATGAAATAAGTGTTGGGCATATAATTGGACCAAAGTTTATGATGCTGCATACTGGAAATGGACCAAATTCAATCATAGTTGGGAATGTTGGAAAACTACTAATTACAATTGAAGGAAATGTTGGAAGAGGTCCAAAATCTATAATCGTTGGTAACTTAAGTGGACCAAAATTAATCGTACTACAAAAATTAGGTAAAGGACCGAAAGTAATTATCGTTGGAATTGGAGGATCTACAACAATAATTGATGGAATATTAATTGGACCTAATGGTCCAATGTCTAAACAAGGAAATACAATTGGTGGTGGCTGAACATTAATTGTAGGCAAATTAATTGTAGGTATTATAAGTTGTGGTATATCTGGAATATTTGGAATTAAAAACTCTAAAGGTTGATTTGGAGTTTGTATATTAGGCTGCTTGGCTATCTCTCTTTCTGAAGGACTTTGCACAACAGTACATTGGTCTGTATTCACTTGAATCACAGGATCTATTGTGGTATTTGCTGCATAAACATGTGTGCCAGATAAATTAGTACTTGTAAATTTACCATCACCGAAGTCGAGTCTGAAACTTTTATATGAACCAGTAATTTCAACATTATATGTTGCTATTGTTCCAGTTACTGGACTAATTGATGTGATTGCAAAAAAGAAAGTTACATCTGGACATGTGAAGTCGTCAAAAATCACTTCGAGTTCAGATAAATTTCTAATTCTCCAATCCAATGTTGTTTGATCTGTTGTAAAATTAAAACCAATAAAATTTTGAGTCTTTATAATTGCATCAGCAAGTTGATTGTGGTGTTCTGATACTACAAATCCTCTTATTTCCGATCCAGCATAATTATATTTAGTTTTTGTTCCACCTAAATTTCTCGTGCAATTAGTTAATTTATAAACTTTACCATTATTGTTTTTTAATACACCGCCATAATAAAAAAGCTCTCCACTTATATTTGCATATCCATTGTTCGCCCAAATTTCATTTTCATCTGCATTAACAGGATAAATCTCGATGTTTGCTTCCCAAGGATGATTATCTGAGGTTGTTACGGTTTCACTGGTGTTATAAACCAAATACAAAGTACGATCAGTATCGTAATTTTTTGGATATACAGGAATTGGGGGGAAATTATTAGACATCTTCTCTTTATTTAGCGTTTATAGTTAGAAAATAGACATGTTAAATTGTGTTCCTATTGGTCTATAAGAAACATTGCTAAAAGTTAGCGTTGTTTCATTGAATTTGATAAATGCTTTTGCACTATAATCAAAACTCAAATAGGCAATTTTATTAGAATCAGAAGTAGCAACGAGCGTTTGATCCTGTCCATCGAATCCGACAATTGTATTATCTTGAAGATATCTAAATGATGCAGAATTAACACCAGTTCCACCTGTTTCCCAAACATTTGTATTTTGGTTATATGCAGATATAGCTCCGGTGTTATTGAAAAAGTAAACTCCTTGACTCAATGGAACTAATTGTCCTTCAAGTTTTGCCGTTCCAGACATATCAGTTAATTTTTTGATATCTTGAAAATATTCTGATGTTGATCCAGAGGTCTTATAAAAACTTTTAATTCTGAAAAATGTTCCAACACCTTGATTTCTCAAAAAGAATCCAGATGTATCTTTCCAGCATGATCTGTAAACGCTCATATGACCTTGATTTGGATTGCCACTAATGTCAAATGAAACTTCGTTATTTTTCAATTCCTGAGCGCCACTTTTATAATTCGAAGTAGTTAAATTTTCAGTAATAGTGGAAAGATCATTTAAATTTAATTTATCTTTAACTTGATTTGTAAGACTAGTTCCAGAAATTTGCGGTGTTGTAATATTTCCTAAGATAAAATAAATGCTATTTGCACTGTGCAATTCAACCCAATTCCATGGTCTGGAAATTGGGCTTTGAACTAAATAAGTTTGTGTAAAGCCATTGAACTCATGAAAATTAATTGATTCGAGAATTGGAGAATCTACAGCATTTCTGCCACTTGCATAATAAAGAAGTCCTACGCCACCATTCCCAGAAGGTGTTGTTCCTCTTGGTGAAAATCCAACATTTCTTTCAAATTCTTTTTTTTGTTGAGCTTCATTTGTTGCACCATCAAGAAATGTTTTATTTCTTGATATTGATACTGCAGTACTAAATCCAGTTTTAAATGTTTCACTTATCAATCCAAATTCAGAACTTTTAATTTGATTTGCTGAATAATAATTCCATAGCCATAAATTATATTTTTCAACAACATCAATAGCATTATCATAGGTTGTAATTCTATATGCACCATAAGCAGTATCGCATCTTAAATGTAAGTTGTAAATTCCACCAACACTATAAGACCCACGGACATTAGATGAATTGTTATGAACAAGATCATCAGCCAAATACCAAGTATATGTTGTTACTGGATCAATTGGGTCTAAACCAGAAACTTCTTCTCCAGAATAAGTTTTTCCAGTATTTGGATTGATGCCAATAGGAATATCTGCATCAACAAATACATTTACTGGAGTTCTTAATACTGGAGTTGTTGTGTATGGACCACCACTTGGAATTCCATTTACAATTTGTGATTGACCAGTTCGAACATTGAAATTTATAACTGCTTTTTCTGGTGCTGAAACTCTCGCATTAACAAATTGTGGGAATACAACTGTATCTGTTCCAAAATCATTCGTTACTGTCAATGAAACATCATAAATTCCCGGTCTAGTATAAACTTTGGTAATTGTTCCACCATCTAAGTCTTCAACTAAAACATTATCTTGAGAAATAGGACCCTCAGTCGAACTTATTGAACTGATAATAGATGAAGTGTTGTCTCCAAAATCCCAAATATAACTAATTGATCCTGATGTTCCATCTGTGCCTAATCTAAAACTTAAATCTTTGAATTGTACTGTAAAAGGAATTAAACCTATCGATTTATTCGATGTAAACCAAGCCTTTGGAATCAATGCTATACTTCTAAGATAATTGATTCTTTCTTCCATGGTTCCAGTTAATGGAAAATCTGCAATTTCATCTTTTTTACCAGCCGTTTCTTGAATTGCAATTAATGCATTTTTAATTGCATTGTGATGTTGAGCCATTACATTTTGAGTGATATTTGTTATATCTTTTGGTTTTGCAGTATCAATAAATCCGGGCAACAACTCAAGCTCATCAAAAGAAATTTGAGTTCTGCTTCCATAGTAAAAAGACAATGATCTAAATTCTGCGTCACTACATTGCTCCGTCAATGTGATAATTCCAGTATCTGGAAATCTTCCTATGATTGTAGTGTCACCATAAACTGTAATGGAGTTGTCGCCGGGATTATAGTCTTGTGAAAGTTTTACACGCAAACTATCATGAACTAAAAATAGATTATCATCTGTGTCTATGCTTGTTGGAAAATTAGATACTGAAGGTATTGTCATTAGCTCACCACGATGTTTTCAGAAAGGAATGCTTTTTTGCTATTTGAGTTTTCCAACACCAACATTAAACCGGGAATATATGAATTTGGTTTATCGTACACAAATTGAACCTCATGAATGTTGGAATTATTTTCTTGATAGCTTTGATTTGTAACTGGTATTCCATTAATGGTGCCATTTCCACCAAATATCCAGTATCTTTGACTTATATCGCCATCTGTTTGATCAACAAATTTAAAGATAGTTGGAGTTAGTGAAAGCTTTAATGCTGTTTCTTTAGATATACCAACTGTTGGTGTTACATAAAAAAATGTTGTAATTTCTTGCTTACTAACTGTTATGTAATTACTTTTTGTTGCAATTCCTTGTCCTCCAAGGACAGAAACCACATTCAATTGAACACTATAAATTCCTTCATTTTGATATGTATGTATTGGGTTTTTTTCTACGGATGTTGTTCCATCACCAAAATCCCACAAATAACGAATGATTGGACCAGTACTAAAATTTTGAAATCTAATAGTTAATGGCGGAACTCCAATGATCTTATGCGCCCTAAATATAGGCTTTGGAGCTAAGAATATATTTTCTTGTCTTTTTAATATTCCATTAAGAGATTCTGATGTCGGATCACTACTAGTACCCAAATCAACTTCCATATTATAAATTGCATCTCTTAAAGCATTATGATGTTCTGCCATCACAGAATGTAAAACATGACTTCCAGTTGACCAAGTAGATTGTCTTGATCCTGCAAACCCACGAACTAGATCGCTAAAAACATTGTTTGTTTTTGCTGCATAATATATCAATTCATAATTTCCAGCTTTGCCGGAAGGAGGACCTATGCGAAGTAGACCTTTACTTGGAAACATAGAATTGTCATTTACAATTATATATTTACCATTAAAAGAAAGTGATTGACGCAGAGTTGTTTCTGCATTATTTCTTGCTTCATATAAAGATTGGCTATTGTCAATACCACTGGGGAATGTAGATAAACCACCAATGGTATAACCAGCATCTAAACTTGAAATTCTAATTGCCATTTAATTCCTGCTTTTGGCTTATCGCCTGTTCTGCTTGATTTTTCATTTGAATCATTTTCTTGTGCATACTATCAAGATTTTTCACTGTTTGACCCTTAATTGGAATGTCATCTGGAAGAGCCAAAACAGTTTCAATTAGCTCTGTATCTACCTGCGACTGCAACAACATTTTTAAATTTATTTTTTGCAATAGCTTTTCTCCCCAATATTGTTTTTGAGATTCCAAATCGTCATAATCCTTTAAAGGCTCAACCACTTCCAAATTTCTAAATGAAAGCACAAAGAAATTAGCCTCTTCCTCTAGGTTCTTTTTCTTTTTAACAAGAGTTTCAATATTCTTATCAGCCATAACTCTCTGTCTTTTTGCTTTTCTTAGCTTGATTTCAGATATTTTTAAAGAATCAGAAGGCTTTCCCATTGATACTTTTTTATCATATATGGCTATCATCTTATTTATGTTAATATCAATCAATTCTAGGTTGTCCTTGCTTTCATCTATCTCTAAATCTAATGCTTGTAGAGATTCATATCGACTTTTTATTTCTCTTAAACATTGCCACATTTTAGATTGTGTGGTAGGTTCTTTATTTACAATGAAATATTTCATTTGGAAATAACTATGCCTCTCAGCCATTTCGTAATTTAAAATCTCATTCATTTGCTTCAAAATGTTCGTGTTTTCCATGATTTTCTCCTTAATATATTAGAGTTTCAAATCTCCATTGATTTCTTTTTAAAATAAATTAAAATGGATTTTTTCTTAAATAGGAGCGAAACATGCTGGCGGGATCTTCAGTTTATTTGAGTGGACCAATCGAATTTAATGATCTTAATTGGAGAACGGAACCAATTAATATACTTGAAAATAATTTTGGATTAAAGATTTTTGACCCATTTACAGACCCAAAACAACAGTGGTTGCCAGAAATCTCTTTAGCCAAAGAAACAAAAAATTTTCAAAGAATGAAAGAAATTGCAGAAGAATTTGTCAGAAAAGATTTAGGAATGGTCTATAAATCTGATATTCTCATAGCTTGTTTGCCATATAAAATTCCAACCACAGGAACACATCACGAAATTACAGAAAGCTGGAGAGCCATGAAGCCAACTTTACTTGTATGCCCAACAGGAATTGAAAACTTGCCAGTATGGTATTTTGGCTTATTTCCATTAAATCATATGTTTGGATCATGGAATGATCTATATGTATATCTAGATCGTGTCGATAAAGGTATAGAATACGATGATACTTGGTATCTTTTAAAGCAAAGATGCTCTTAAACTAAGCCAGCACCAACCACTGCTTTAAATTTATATCCATGCCTTAAAGCTTTTTCAGCCCAAAGAGATTTGCATTCTTGGAGCGTACTCATTTGAGGGATATCACCAAGATTTTGATGTGCATTTCTATGTATTAATATTCCATTAACTGTTCCATCAATGAAATTTAGCTTTCTATCAACAATTGGAAATAGAATGTCTTTTTCGCTTTCAATAAAACAAGAATATTTTCTGAAAATTCTATTTCTTATAGATGTACCAGATATAATTATCAGATTCCATTCTGATGGAGAATTTTTTATTCCCTCATTGATTAATGAAGAATAACTATTTCCAGCTTTATATGTTGGGCAAAATTGTGAAATTTCTTTTTCATTTTCTGAAGATATATTGCTAGTAACAACGCAAATAAATGGGCTTTTATTGAATTTGCTCTTAATTGAAGATACTGTTATCTCAACTAGTTTTGGGTTGTTTTCTGGAACAATAATAATGAATCCATAATTCAAATCTTTTGGCTCATTCATTTGAAATTCTCATGAAAGTGAAATGTCAAAATCTATTCTTATTATATCATTACTTGTTAGTGCAATATCAAGAGCAAAAGATCCATTAGCATAATCTGGAGTAAATTTATTTTGAACCCAAGGATCGGTTGGATCACTAGTAGGAACATAAACTGAAGCACTATCATTTATACTAATTCCATTGATGTACACTCTTAAGCTTCCTTCAATGTACGGAGTGCTTATTGCAGTTACTGTATAATCAATATAATTTGATGTTATTGGCTCAACATTATAATAATGATTGTGAAAATAAGTTGTTCCAATGCCTAATATTGGCTTCAATACATATGGCATGGTAGGTCCAGAAGGACCAGTTATTTCCCAATAAATATTGTCAGATGCTTCAAAAGATATAGTTCCTTCTGGAATTGTTATGGTACTGCTAGGAGTTACTACTTGAAAATCAATATCTGTCGCCTCTTCAGCGATTAAATTCAACTTAGATCTTTCTACATCTAACATTCTGACATAAGAAACTGGATTTACAACACTCGAAAATCCAAGCGTTGTGTTGATATAACTCAATGTTCCAAAATCTTCTGATTTTGATCCATCTGTATGTTCTGCTATATTGTGAAGAGACTCATCAACCGCAGATGGTCTTAAATCTCCATTTTCATCAATTGATTGATCTATTCTATTTGCTATATTTCCTTGAGTTCCAGCACCACTACGAATAATATTCGAAACATTTTCCAATTCATTGTTTATAAGAACATCTCTTTCTGCCAATTGTTTAATTGGAATGTTATCATATGTATAATGATATGGGTTCTGAGCAGAGTATTCTGGTGTTGGGAGTCTTGATAGATCAACCATGTTTATCCTTTGTTCTTATATATGACTTTTTTTATTGTTTTTCTTACCGACAATTTTCCATTGTTTTGGGAAAGAATTTACAATGTAATATTTACTGTTGTTTTTTTATATTTTTCTTCTTCTTGCTTTTTTTTATCCAACCAATAATTCATTTTAAACCACCAAGATCATATAAATTTAAATCTAAAAATTTCTTCCACAATTTAATATCTGTTTTATTTTTTGATTTTTGCAAATCAGACCAAGCGAGAATTTTTTGCCACTCATCTCCATAGTTTCCCAATATCTCTTCGTCTTTATGAACATCTTTTAAAAATTCATAAGCAACTTCATAATTTCCAAGATAAGTTATTTGAACATTACGCTTTGATTCATCCGCTATATGATTCACAATTCCAGAATATCCAAGTGGTATAATAAAAAAATTACCACAATCAACTTCTCCATTGGGTAACGATATCAAACTTGCTGCAAATTTATAAGAATTTGAAAATGTCGTGCATAAATCTGCAGGACTATCCTTTTCAACAAGAATTCCTTTAATCATCAATCTATCATTTTCAAGTATTTTTGTTCTGGCAAATAAACCTTTTCCAGCACCAGAAATAGTTGACTCTTTGATGTAGAATCGATCATCCATTTCATGGAATGTTAGTGGAGAAGTCATTTAAATACTTCCTTTTTCAATAATTAAAAGAAATTCTTCGAGAGTTATGTTTCTGCCACAAAAATCAGAAAAACATTCTAAAAAATGATTTATTATAGACATGATGATTGATTCTTTCATATCTGGTTTTTGATCAATCATTTTTTTTGCACGATTGATGGACTCTTTGTCAAGACCCCAATCAAAAACTTCATTGTCTAATACTAACATCTTTACATCTTTTTTAAGATCTTGACATTTTATATCCAAAATTACAATATTTCTTGCCATATTTTAACCAATCTTTATACAAATGATAAACGCCAATTGAAAGTTATTTGCATGGAGGAGGTTTTATTTAAATCTGCAAATGTTACCATGCTATATAAATCGCCATTTGACATTTGAAGTGCCATTTCATTGAGAGCGTATCCATTAGCATCATCAAATGTTAACACAGATGTGAAAACAACTTGACTTGGAATATTTGGATCAATTTGACTAATGACTGGCTTGCTCGCTCTGGTAATACCAAATAAACCAGTTCTTTGAGTATCAACATACTTAAGAGTTCCGCCACTGGTTCCTCCATCACCAAAAAGCATACGATTTATGAAATAATCATAAGTGCTTCCGATACTATTGGCTAGACTTTTGGCTAAGGCTTCTCTGCCCTTACGCAAAATAGTATTTTTTATTTCGGATACTTCTTTGCTACCATCTTTATATTCGATGATTCTTTCTACCACGCCAACTACGGTCATTGCTTCATGTTGATTTGTCATAATTCGCCTTTCTTCGTATTTCCATCTTGGTAATCTATTATAAATTCAATCTTTTCATTTTGCTTCAAAGATTCAACAAAATTATCTTTTGGTTGATCTTCTGGTTGATCTTTTGATGCAATAGACATTATTGGATTGATGTTTTCTGAATTTCCTGTCATTTCACTGCCTCGCCTATCAATTCTGTTAAATGTAACTTCTGGCAAATCAAACTGTTGTCCTGCTATAGTTACATTTTGTGTTTTGGTGTATCTATAAATGGTGTAACTTTCTGAAGTACCACCAGAAGAGAAAGTCTTCCAATACCTGTCTGAACCTTCGAGAGTTATTGTAGTATTTCCCGATGGATTGTTGCCATCAATTTCTTGTATAAAATATAAATCTCCATCAATTTCAATCAAATAATTCTCTTTGAAATAATCATTCTCCAATGGAGTTGATATCAAATTATTGGCTCCATTAACAATACCAAGCGAAGATTCTAAATCGCCAACTATTTGAATTTTAAAACCTTTATGACTCATATAGCCAATCTTATTGTCAACTAATCTTTGGAATATTTCAAGACTTGTTCCAATAACATCGCCATTTGTATAATTTTCAATGTAAAATTGATCGACAGTTCCATCAACAAAACCACTAATCCTATATTCAACACCAGAAATCTTTTGATAAAACCCAACACTGTAAATATTTCGAACATCATGAAAATCAGAATTTAAAACTTCAGTTCTTCCTCTTGCAGTAACTATAATGCTGCCACTTGTAGATGTGAATAATAAATTGTCATCTTTATCGTATGCCTCATAAGAAACAGAACTTACAGATGTTGGCGGAAGTGTTCCATCATCTTGTAATAATAATATTTTATTAGGCAGAATGTTTAAGATATCATAAGCTGTTGCTGAATATGCAATAATTTTAATTTTCCACGAACCAGACGAATATCCTTCAGTAACATCCCAAAGAGATTTAAATTCAGCAAAATCTTTACTGCTATCTGAAAAAGAAAAGATATTATCTTGATATATGTTTATACTACTTGTTGAGTCAATTGGATTTGAAATCCTAAATGAAAATGCTCTTGAATCAAGTCCTAATAAAGAACCAGCAAATACGGAATTGGTTTCATCCAATGGTTCTGATACTGTATTTACTTCAATTGTATTTGCAACAGGATTTTGAATTGTATACTCACCAGCTAAAGTACCACCCAAAACCTTTAAAATTCCTGTTCCATTTAAAACTACGCCAATTTGTTTAAAATTAACTTCACCAGAAAATAAAACTACACTATCGTTATAGGCAATACCAGATCCAGAATTTACAATAGTAGAACTAGCTAGTGCATTTCTCAATACGGCAGATGTAGTAAGACCGTTTTTCATGCCCCTATTAAACCACATTTGTGCATTTCCAGAAATGATAAAGTTGCTTTGCTTGTAAGTCATAAGAGCCTCAATTTCTTCAATTGGTGGCATTATGACTTCTTCAAAACCTCCATAAATATTCATTACATGTAAAATTGCATGAAAAGGTAAAGATTCACTGAGAACTTCATAAGCCTCAACAATCCTATCATCACTTAAATTTTTGATTTCTAAATCTATGTTATATTTGCTGCTCAAACTACTAAAGCACGGATCGATGAAATTCTTGTCAATATCGCATGGATCATTTGAATTTCTAATCGATCCATTGTATTCATCCATGTTATAAATGTTTTCTGAAAATGGAAATTCTGTTTTTACTTTCCCGAATATAACATTGTCATGGAATGGATTTTTTGTCGGAATAATAACATCAAACAAAGGATCTGTTTCTTCAATCAATCTTACATTCCAATTTTTTAATGGGTACTCTTGATCTCTTTCATCTCTGGTGTCAGAAAGCGATAAAGTTCTTACATAATCTTCTATCGATTGTTCGGAAGGACTATTGATCTCATTATATTTATATACTAATCTGATCGAATCGCCTTCTTCTAATGTTATTGGATTTACCGAAAGAGTATCACCAATCCATTCTATAGTTGAAATACCATCTATATTTCCAAATTCAATATAATCTGATGTTAACAAATCCCATGTGTCACTATCAGAATAACGAATATATAATTCAAAATTATTTAAATCTAATGACAATGCTGTTTTTTCTAATACAAAAGTATTTAAATTTCCGTCATAAGTAAACACTTCTTGCCAAGTATAATCGCTAATTACTTGCCACAATCTTGTATACTTTATAAATTTAATTCCAGATTGATCCAAGGATTCTATTAGACCACTTATGGTTCCTTTCTTCTTGAAGATTGGCATCGCTCTCTTTATTTGTCTTCTCCACAAATAAGGATCATTTGATTTAAGCTTCAAGCTGAAAAGATTTGATAGAAATGGCAATAATTTTTCATTCACTACATTTGCATCAAATAAATCAATAATTTGATTCGCATAATCTTCAATAATGGTAAATCCATCGGCAGTAGCTAAATTCAATTTGTTTATAACATCTGGAGTTCTATCAAATTCACTAAATCTTATTTTGAATATTTCTGGAGTATATCTTTCAAATAAAGTCGCATATTTTTCTGGAACAGTAAAATGCGATGGAACTGCTGTGGCTCTTGTATCGCCTAATAAATTAAATTTCTGATGACTTGATTTTGTTGTTCCGGCAATTACAGAAGTCCAAGTAAAACAAATGAAATAATCGCCTTCACGATATCCTTGAGCATCCCAAATATATTGAAAATTACCATATAAAGTATTTCCATTTGCGTCTGTAGACACTTTTGTAATTAATGCATTATCTTGGTCTGTAGATAGCCAAGCTGGAAATTCTGGATTGCCAAGAGTGAATACTGGTGTTGCATCTTTGTAATAAAATTTTTGTTGCGTAATACTTGATTCGAGATTGACTCTATTCTTTCTGGCTTTAAATATGTTTTCTTCAGTTGGATAATCACAAGCTAATTTCTCAGATTCTAATGTTGTTTGTAGTTTTTCTTTATCATAAATTTCTTGAGTATATTCATTGACGGTTGGATCAATAAAACTTCTTTCTATAAAATATATTACTATTTTGTCAACCCTATAAGGATCGGACAATAAACAGCCATCATCATCTGGAGTTTCTAACTCAAAAATGATTTCATCAGTTATTTTTGGATTCTCAGATATTTTTTTTTGTGCCATTGTAATTATTCGTAAACGAATCCTAATTCAATAATGTCAGATCTAATTATTTCATAAAATTTAGTTGTAACAATATTTGTAGCCCCTAAAGTTATATCATCTGTATTAAATGTAATATCAACTGATTTAATTTCCTTTAAATCAGAAAATTCTTTTATTAGATCATTTTCTTTTAATGTTTTGCCATACTCCCAACGATTAATACTGAAAAATGCATCTATTCTATTTGAAATTTTAACTCTAAGCTCATCTTCAAATTTTCGATATAATTTATCCATTGTGATTGAAATATTTACATCAACATTAACAACTACTCCGTCTTTTATACAAACATAATCTGTGATCATTTTTTTTGATTCTATGTAAGACATCAATTCTGTTTTTAGTTGATCACTAGCAACTTCTAAAGTGTTTTTATCTTTTCTTGAAAGAATATAAAGATCTATAATATTTGCTGCACATCCATGATTTCTTAAAACAGCAATAGATTTTCCAATCTGACCATTATATGGTGATACATATAAGTCGGCAAGAGTTTTATAATCTAAACCTGTAACTGCTCTGTCTTGAGTTCGAAGATACATTGGCAATTTTCTTCGAATGTCTTCAATCGTATCTCCATCATATCCATATTGTGCTTTTGTGTAATTGTTCAAAAATACACCTATTGGATAATTTAATCCGGGAACATTAACCAATACAGAACTTTGTGTTGCGTTTGTTACAAGATTTCCAATAGTTCCACCGCCAGTCCTATAATAGATGCTGATATTAGATCCTTTGGATGGAACCATACCAGCAACTCCATTTCCAAAAATGAAATATGCTGAAAAATTTGAATCAAATTCAACTCTGTATTCTCTAAATGGTTGAGACTCAGTGAAATAATCAACTTTATTCCACATAACTCCATCTACAAAAACTTGCATAGAATCATATATGACTGATTGTTTTCTAGATTGAATTGTTTGATTTCTAGATCCGTTGCTGGCGATTTCTTCAAATATTGTTTTTCCTTGTAGCCCAATAATACTGGCATTTACCACACTATTTGCTGAAATTATAATGTCTTCATCAAAAATAGGATTTCCATCTGAGTCAGCTGAAAATAATTCTATTTTTACTGAGGTTCCTCCGCCATTGACTTCAAATCCGATTGGCGTTGGTATTCTTACATCTGTTGTGATTGGATTGTTTATTGATGCTGTCCAATAACTTTTCGCTGCTACTGGTGGTTGTGGATTGTAACCAACTAGTTTGCAAAGCCTAAAAGCATTGTCAATTTCAGAAACAGTATCAATGAAAATTTCATTTGCGATTTGATCCAACTTAAATGAAAGTGTATCTGCTATAAATGCCCAATTTTCAATAAGCATAATTGCTAGAGATGATTCTACAAAATCTGTAAACTCATTGGAAAATCGTTGCTGTGTGAATTCAATCAATCTTGTTTTCATAGACCAAAAATCTTGATTGGTATAATTCAAATTAAACACATTAGGCTTGCCGATTACTTCGGAAGTTGCGTAAGGTTCAATATTAAATGGACAATTATTTGTCATCCTATGCCCCCAATGGTATTTCTAATTTTAATTCTTGTATTTTCGTAATTTCCAACCTATCGAAAAATGTTATTCTTATAAGTAAAACACTTTCATTTGTAGGATTTTCATCCAATGGATTCGCACTATCTTTATCTAAACCGCTTTGAATATATATGTTTTCTATTGCTACTCTTGGTTCCCAAGTTCTTATAGAAAATGCAATCATATCTCGTGCTTCACGCACAGTTACTGGATCATTAGGATTAAAGAACAACTTTCTTAACGGAGTTCCATAATTAGCCAACATCACTCTCTCTCTTGGATTGGTTAGCAATAGAACAATCAAATCTGATTTTATTTGATCGATACCATGTTGAATATAAAAAAAACCTTTCGGAGTTTTTGTAATTGGATATGGAACACCTTTAAAACTTTTTATATTAATCATGAGTTAATGCCTTGTTCGTCAAGATTTCCGTCACATTTATTTTTAGCAAAAGGCAACATACTAAATATGCTCATACAAGGATCTTTATCTCCTAAACTACCAATAATTTTTGAACTTGCCCTAATTGCACCAGTAGATGGATCATACATAAGAATCATTCCAATTTTTGGAGAATCCTCTTCTCCAGCAGTTCCAGCTAATAAAGCTATAAATTCTTTTGCAAAGAATATGTGCGATTTATCTGTCATATTTACATAGTAATTTTTGGTGTAAACAAGTTTGAATTTACTGATAATTTCAATCTTATTTGCAGGTTTGGAGCAGCCACCAATATCTCCAATAACTTCAATGTGATCATCAGTTGTGGCAACTATATGATTTCCAGCAACTCTTAAGAAGACATATCCGGGACCATCTTTCTTTTCTTGATATCTGTGAATATGAGGACCACGACAATTGTCATGGTGAGGACAATATATTTGAATATATTGTTGATCAGTTTTTTGTTGATCAAAATCATCACGCATGGAAAATTCAAGACCATAGCCACTTCTAATTTTTACATATGCTTTTTTCGATAGTGGCTGTGGGTCTCCTCCATGACCAACTGGATTTTGTTCTTCGTTTTGTTTTTCTGGAGAGAGACTTTTTCTCGAATCATAACAATAATCAAGTTCCTCATCAATCATTTCAAATTGATGTTTACTTGATGTTTGCATGCTTATACCATGATGTTTACCGGCTATGCATTTTTGTTTTTCATGATCGTTAAGCTCAATTCTATTGCCATGAGCAGTAAGAAGTTTAATCCCATTCCATTCGCTTCTTTTATTTGGTTCATCTTCCAAATCACTCATTTCAATCATATGTCCAGTAGTAGACTTCATATAAGTTCTACCTTCATAAACATCACCAGCACCAAAATTAAATGGCTTAGTACTTCTTTCCCAATCTGGAATGCCTTCGGGGTGACGAACAGAATCATCCATTACAAATGTATGACCAGAAACAGACATTAATTGAATTCCAGTTTGGGGAAGATCACATGTGTTGTTTTGTGGAGTTTCTGGTCCTTTATATGGACGACATTCGTTTTCGTGTTTAAAATAAGGATTTTGACCAATTTGATCTTTGTAATGTGTTGATTTTGGATGACCAGTTCTTGCATTTGATTTGAATTTTGGAATTAATTGCCCACACATGGGAATTTCTGAAGTTTTTTCTATTATTGGTTGAATATTTTTTGCATTTTGCTCTTGGTTTGTTAAAGCCTTGCCACCGTCACTCAAATCGGTATAACTTTCTGCATTAACATTATCTCCAGAAGAATCAGTTGCTGCGATTTTTCTATCAATACCAATTGATCTTGCCAAATCTGGATATGGCATTTCTGGAACACCAGCAAGACAACTCACATCATCATCTGGAACTATTTCTTTAGTATTTGGATATGTGACTCTACAATCTGGATGCGCCCACTGACCACCATAATGAAGATGGTCATCCTTCATCATAATCCAATTACCAGTACTTGACATTAATTCTATTCTTTTCCATCTTCGATTACACTTAGGATCTCCATCAACCATTTTAAGCATATGCTTTTCTGGAGTTTTAAATCCATAAATGTTTG